TATGCAAGCTGTCAAAGCCATGTGCGATTCCGGCGCGACGGTTTCGTTGACGTGGAACGAATTTTCTTACCAAGTGATCATTACGAAATTCGAGCCGAAATACAAAAAGCCAATCGAGTGGACGTATTCGATCACGGTTGAGATTGTCAGCGACCCCTCGGCGGGCGGCGGCGGCTCCGGGGCGTCTTCCCTTGACGCTCTTGTCGGCGGAGACATCGCAACCATCATGAGCTTGATTTTTTAGAGCGATGGCGACGGCTCGACGGGATGCGGCGCGGGCGCAACGTCTGCGCCGTGATCGGGCGTAACATGCTCGGGCGCGACAACCGGCGTGCTGTAGGCGGGCGCAACGGCGGCGACGGCAGTTGTAACAGCATCGGCGACGGCGACGGTTGTAGGCGCGGCGACGGCGGCCGAGAGCGTATGCAGCGCCGAGTTGATCTGTTCGGTTACGGCGTCGAGCGCGGCGGAATCAATCGCCGTTTCGTTATGCGTCGCAAGCGCAGCGGCGGCGGCGGCAGTCGGGCCGGCGAGCGCGGCGGCGGCGGCGGCGAGGTTTTCAAAGCTGGCGTTCATTTGGATTTCTTTCTCAAAGAGGATGGCGAGGATGGCGTCAAGTTTGTCTTCGATCCGCTCGAGCGCGGCGGTCGTATCGTCTCTCCATAGGTCTCGCATGGTGTCTTTCTTGCGGCTTATCCAACAAACGAAGGGGCTCTCCCGTTGAGCACACCGGCCGCCGTGGTCACAGCGCTCAATGCGCTGCAATCGTCCATCCAAAGCGCCGGCACGTTGCAGGGCGCGTCTGACGCCGTGCTTTCGCCTATTGTCACGGCCTGCCTTGCCGCGCAGGCGGCGATTACGGCGGCCATAGCGGCGACCGACGCGCAGATAGGCAACGGCTCGGGGCTGGCCTCCGGTCCCGGCTTGGACGCCGGCGCAACGGCCTCCGCCGCCGTCGCTTATCTCGCCGCGCAGATCGACGCCAACCAAGCGCAGCACAACTTGCTCACCCTGCAAGCCTATGTCCAACGGATCGAACTCAACATTGCGGCGAGGCTGTAATTCAAACGATCCGAAGCCCGCGTTCGATTTCCGGCCAAGGGCCGAGAAACACCTCTCTATAGGCGACGTCGCCGCATCGAAAAAGCGCCCTGGCGCGTACAAATCCTTTCTCTTCAATGCGCGGCGGGTTCGTTTTTCTGTCGCACACAAAAATGAAGTCCTTGATTCCATACTTGGCTTTTTCGGCGTCAACCATCGCCAGCAGAATCGTCTGAATCGGGTTCCACGCCTCACGCGGCAACAACCCGCCGCACGACAAAAGCGTCATGCTCCAAGCGCTTTCAAGAAATGCGCAGAACTCGCGAATCTGTTCGTCGCTGCATTCCATCCGGCTCACTCCGCTTAAAGGCGCAACGCGATGGCCGATATCAACGATCTTCCGACCGTGCTTTCGCCGATCTCGGCGGTCACAGCCAATACGGGATTCTCGACGCTGTTTCATGTCGCCGCGATCTACCTCGGCGATCATACCATGTGGGATAGGGTTTTAGCGCTCAATTCCTCGCTTATAAACGCCGACGGCTTTTGGGAGTACGACCTCTCAACAGTCGCAACCGTCAACGTCCCGCCCGCTGGCTCGGCCGCCAGCACAGGCGGAATCCTGCAATCGTTTCCCGTTCCGTGAAGGTTTCCGCGCAAATCGTCGTCAACGGCAGTCCGATCAACGTCAAATCGCTAGAGGTTTCTCTAACCAAAACGAAGAAATCCGAGACGTTTTCGGCCAGCGTCGCCATGTACGATCCGGCTGCGCAGGGCCTTGATAGCGCGGACGGCGCGCAAGCCTCTTGCCTCATCAACGGCGCGCAAATCGGCGGCTCGTTCCAACTTGAGCACGTCGATTATAGTTTCGACGGGACCGAAGTCACCTTAAGCGGTCGCGACAATTCGGCCGACATGATCGACACGCCGAATACGAAAACCTTTACCAACCAGACGCCTAAGCAAGTTATTCAGGCGCTGGCGCAAGGCGTCGGAACCAATATCGACGACATGGGCGCAAACGCCGGCAAAATATATCAGCTCGATTGGAACGCCATCACGCATCGCGCCAGCGCTTGGGAGGCGATTCAGCATCTTGCCGACCTTTACGGCAAGGCGGCCTATGTGACAGGCGGCACGCTCTACGTCAAAGACATGGACGAAAGCTTGCCTGTCTATTCGTTACAATGGTCGCGGCCTTCGGCGAGCGGCGCGGCAACGAGCAATATCTTGACGCTGAAAGCCTCGCGCAATTTCCAAATGTCCAAAAAGATCAATGTCACCGCGCACGGCCATAACTACAAGCAAAAGCAAACACTTACCGCGACGGCGAGCGCGGGCGGATCGGGCTCCGGCGCGTTAAATTACAACTACGTCATTCCAAGCGCGACGCAGGACCAATTGCAAAACGTCGCGACCAAAAAATCAAAGGAACACTCCAGGCACGCCCTTGATATCGCGGTCGAAATCCCTGGCGACACCGGCGTTGTAATCCGAATGCAGTTGCGGCTTTCCGGCACAGGAACCGTGTTCGATACGCTGTTCGATATGACCGACGTTTCGCACAAGGTGGATTTTGACGGCGGCTATACGACGACCATAAAAGGCAACGCGGCTGGCGCTTAATGCTTGATTTAACAAACCTTATTCGCCGTGAGTGCGGCCGGTTGCTCATGCGCTGGGCGCGAACTCGCCATGTGTTGGTGACAAGCTACGATCCGAAAACCAATTCGATCAAGGGAACCTTTCAGCCGGAAGGGCATATGTCGGGCTGGATTCCGATCCAGACGCAGGCCGCCAGCGCCAACGGAGTCAGCGTTCAGATCGGTCCGGCAATTGGCGATTTGGCGGTTGTCTCGTACGTCGAGGGCGACCCCGAGGCGTCGTTTGTCATCGGCTTCAAACATAACGACGTCGATCGCGCGCCGGGAGCGCCGAGCGGAACAGTGATCATCAAGCATAACCAAAGCGGCGTTACGCTGACCATTAGCGGCTCTGGTCATACGCTCACGGCGCCCGGTCAAACGATAGCGTTGAGCGGCGCCACGATTACAACGAATGGCAATCATACCCTTACGGGCGGCGGGAACCTCGCTTAGGTGGCAGCTATCGCTAGGCTCGGCGACGCTATCAGCCACGGCGGCGCAGTAACGTCGGGCTCTCCAAATTGGAGCTGCAACGGCATCCCGATTGCGAGAGTTGGCGACTCCGCATCCTGTCCTATTCATGGAACTGTCTCGATCACTTCCGGCTCGCCAAATTGGCAATGCAACGGCATCCCCATCGCCCGCGTCGGCTCGTCGCTCTCTTGCGGCGCAACGATAACCTCGGGCTCGCCGAATTGGAGCGTAAGCTAATGGCCGATTTATCGCATTTCTGGGGGCAAGACCTCGTTGCCAGCCCGAGCGGCGATTTATTGCTCGTACAGCCGTTGAGCGCCCAAAATATCTCGACGCTCAACGGCAATGACGAGGGAACGCAAAGGATTTACCGCCGCCTCATGACGGCCATTGCCGGCGCCGGCCAGCTATCGGGTGAAGACATTTTCGCGCCCGACTATGGCGGCGGCATCCCGCAACGCATTGGCGCGGTCATGGACCCCGATGGTTTGCGCGCCGCTATCCGCGCCCAAATGTTTCAAGAGGCTGCCGTTGCCAACTCCCCGCCGCCGCAAATCAAGGTCACGCCGCAACTGCCGTCGAGCGCCTTCGTTGATATCCAATTCAGCAATGCGCAAACGGGCCTGCCGGTCTCGCTTTCCTTCGATTCTTCAAGCTAGAGGCGCGTTGCATGGCTGTGCCGCTGCTAAAGAGTTTCGCGACGTCGGTTTCCAACCAAATCGCGGCGATCCAAACGGCGTCCAAGTCGCTCGTCAATTTTACGACGGGCTCTGTTTTGCGGGCAACCGTGAACGCCAATGCGGCGGTGGGTCTTTGGTTGCAAGGCAATACGCTCTATACCATAGCGCTCTCGCGGTTTGCCTCGTCCTATGGCAAAGACGCGGACTCATGGGGCGCGGACTGGGGTTTCCTTCGCAACGGCGCGCTGCCTTCAACCGGCTACGTGACATTTTCGCGCTTTACGGCGACCAATAGCACGACGATTCTTGTTGGCGCGCAAGTTCAAACGCAGGACAAGACGCAGCAATTCACCGTCGTTGCCGACGCGACGAATGCGGCGTGGAACGGATCAAACGGTTTTATTATCCCGGCGCTCGTTGCCTCAGTCACGCTCAAAATGCAATCCGTCAACGCGGCGGCGGCGGCCAATGTCGTTGCGGGCGCCGTCAATACCATGGTCACAACGATTTCCGGCATCGATTACGTCAACAACGCGCTGGCGTTTACAGGTGGCGCGGACACGGAAACCGACGCCTCCTATAAGTCGCGCTTTCCCAACTTTCTGCTATCCTTGGCGCGCGGCACGTCGAGCGCCATTACGGCGGCGATTGAAGCGATACAGGTTGGCACGCAATGCAACGTTTTGTCGAACGTCAACTTGGACGGCACTGCCAATC